TCTTCCCCAACTGCTGTCTGATCTCAAGCGCCCGCCTTACATTTTCCGGTAGCTCTGCAGATAATTTTTCGGATACAGTTGCCTTCTGCAGGTTTTCCATTTCCACTCTATTTTCATGCACCCAGTTAAGAAGCTGCGCGGAGCTGTTCGGATTTTCCAATCCCGTTAACTTCCTTGCTTCGTTCTCGAGAAGAACAGTACTTTGCTCGTTGACCTGCAGCGCGCCATCGATCAATGCAGTATCTACCTTTACCCCGAATGCATTCATGCGGATGTCCATCTGCCATAATTTTTCTTCTTCATCTGGTACAGGGAAAGCATCCAGTCTCCGGAGGATCTCGCTCTCAGTCACAACGTCCTGTCTGCAGTATTCTTTGAATAACTCCCACTTCTCCGGTGCATGTCTCGGAAGATTCCATGTCCTGTTTCCATTACTCTTTGTAGGTTTACATGGTACGCAAAAATACCGGATCAAAGCTTTTCCGGTTGCCAGCTTTCTTTTATCCTGCGGAAGTCCGATCGCCTTTCCCGTAGCATCAAGTCCTGCGGTATACCCACAATAAAGTCCGTGAATCATAGTACATCTCCACTGTTCCAATGGTGTCACGTACCCCGCACGATTCAGACAATACCATTCAAATGCTGCGTTATATGCATGCTTAACTGTTTCTGGATCCTTTAGTGCTGCAACGACTTCATCCGGTATTTTCTCTCCCTGTTCCAGATCAACAATCTGAACAGCATCATCCTTAAACCGGTATGCAAACAAAAGTATCTTAAAATCATCTGACTGTGCATACCGGTACAGTCCAGCTTTTCCAATATCAATGCTGCTCCTTGTTTCAATGTCGATGCTCAACTGTTTCATGTTGTTCTCCTTCTGATAGCTGAAGAGGGCTTTTTGCCCTCTCCCTTACCACGGTAATCCTGTGATCGGATTGACTCTCCCAGTCCCGACTCCATCGGTTGGCTGTACACCTGTTCCAAACACTGCAGATGCTTTTGGTGCGCTTCCACCAAGTGCTTCCCCGTCTTCCAGTTTCTGTACCGGACCAAGTCCGCATCCGATTCCTTTCTTTCCACCAAACATATACGGGAAAAAAGTTACGTTGACTCGACCATACATCCCGCTATAAACTTCCGACTGGTTGATGATCGGATTTCCCATTGAATCAACGATCTCAGGCGGGTAATCTACCTTTGCAGATGCGGTAAATACCCAGTGTCCTTTACACTCCGGACCAAATGCCATTCCATCCGAAGGTCTTACCCCGTCCCCGTCATAAACCGGATTGGAAACGATTGGCGGGCATACGCCGTTCCATTTCTCTGCCGTGCCTTTCTGCTTCGCTGCTTCGATGGCAGCATCGATTCTCGCTTTAGTATCTACATCACTTTTCGGGACCAGAACAGTTGCCTGATATTTTTCTTCCTGTCCCTGCTGATAAGCATATGGTTTATAGAGATGTACATATGAGAATCTTACTTTTCCAGTTGTTACGTTACATAAATTATCCATGTTAGTTTTCCTCCTTAAATACCTGTGCGGCTGTCACTTTGTTTGTAATTGCTTCCCTCTTATCGGATTCCTCCACCAGTGTTGGTTTTCCTGCTTTCTTCTCGATGAATTCCCCGACTGCTTCCTGAAAGTCTTTCTTTCCGATCATCTTTTCTACCTGCGCCAGGGTTAATGGTTTCTTTTCATAAAGCATTTCTTCCAATGTGACTCCCGTACTGATCAACTTATCAAAAGCTGCATCCATATCCGTCCAGTCTCTTACGCTCCGTCCTTCAACGGCTTTCCATCCAGGAACTTCTTTTCCCGCAAGGCATTCACTTAAACACCATTCCTGCAGGTCTTTCTGATACTTAACTACGTCCCGCAGTTCAATAAGTCTTTTTCCGGCTTCTTCCGTGCTGATCAGCGGTGGTAGTTCTCCAATTCCAAATGCTTTCTTTACATTGAAATCAGATCTTGCCCTGCACTGTGCTTTCGCCCTGCAGAACCTGCAGGCTTTTTCCCCTGGGTGATAGTCCCCTTTCCCTTCAATAGCAAGTGCCGCTTTTTCCTTAACCACTTCACCAAACGCCAACAGTTCATCCAGCGTACAGGACCATTCAGAAATATGATCAATCCGCGGCTGTATGATCGTCATGCAGATCTTCTTGACCGGATACAAAATCTTATATGCTGCATAAGCACCCAGCGCATAAATCATCATCTGCGGATTCTGCTCTGCATCCACCTGCACGCCTTTTCCATACTTGAAATCAAAGACATGGATCGTATCCCCATAAACCATCACGCAGTCTGCAGTTCCAAATCCTTCCGGGATCCATGCAGTCAGATCAAGCTTCTGCTCAATCGCAACATACGGTGCAGATTTCAAATTAAGTGCTGTCCCTTTTATGTAATCCAAATATTCATCCGTATGCCGTTCCATCTCATCCTGCCAGAGATCTTCTTTCTTCAATTTGTTCAGCCTTGTAGTGTACTTCCGTTTTCCAAAGTCTGGTGTATAGAAGTAATGTCTGACTTTTATTTCTGCCAACTCATGGGCTAACGTTCCCTCTCTGGCGGCTTCCGATGTACTATCCGGAAACTGTTCTTCCAGTCTTGC